CCTATCAGTTATAAAGCTATTGCATGGAGAGAAAATACTACACATACCAAAAAAAAAATAATTAAAAATAGAATTGTTGAAGATTTTATGATAGTAGAAAATGCTGATAATTTTGAATGCTTTGATTTGGCAAGAACAAGCAGTAAATTTAATACAAAAGTTTACGGAATTAAAATTGCTATTAAAAATCCTGTAGAAAAAAAAACATTAATCATTTCTGGATTAGTAGATGATATAATTCTAACATGCAATAATCATAATTTTATTAAAAATAAAATAACTTCGATATATGAAGAAAAACCCACAGACCCAGAGGATTTCAACACATCAGACTTTGAAAGATTCGTAAATACACTAACAATAAAAGAGCTTTTAATTTATTCAAACAAAGAATTATATCACAGATTTATTGGATATGTTACACAAATAAATTTAATAAAACAAAAACCAATATCACAAAATGTGAAAGAATTTATAAGTTGCGAACTCTATGGTCAAAGAAAAACATTAATACAACTTTTAATGAAAAAAGGCAACCCAGAATTCCAATATTTGGCATATCTTTTATACGATTTATTGACAAACGAAGGGAATGGTCATGGACCTGATACATTGGAACAAACTATTTTATTTGATAGTTTACCATGGAATATTAAAAAATTCTTTAGAGATGCAATGAAAACAACATTAAAATATACCAGAGATTTAAGTAATTTTGATACCAACAAAATACCAATTGAACAACAAATATGCTTATTAAAGGCACCAGACAATGTTAAAGAAAAAGCAATGGTGAAATTAAAAGAAGTCAAGGCAAAATCAGAAGATTCTGGTTCGAAAGCAAGGCAATATTTAGAAGGTCTGTTAAAAATACCTTTCGGCATTTATAGAAAAGAACAAATACTAACTATTATGAAAGATATTAAAAATGAATTTGATACAATTCTTAATTTAATAAATGAAGAAACTCCAAATTATATAAATAAGAAAAAATCTTATTCGTATATTGAAATTTGTAAACATATTGATGATATTCAAAATAATTATTTAAACAATATTAATAAAAATGTCATTCAGAAATTAATAAAATGTTTCACAAGTGGAAAAAGAGATACATTGGTTGCAAATATTTGTTATATTAATTCTATTATTAAAAAATATAAACTCGAAAATAATAAATTGTGTCATTCAGGCAAAAAAACAAATTATATGCGTGAAAACATGATTTCATTTATCAGTGTATCATCGAATCCCATACTAAAAGAACTGCAGAAAAAATTTCCTGGTAAATTTCATATTGGATTAGAAAAAAAAATCGTATCGCAAATTGAAAATATTCATAACAAATGGAATTCAATAAATACAAACATGACAAATACAAATACCATATTAAATGAAGCTGTTCATGGTCATGCAAATGCTAAACGCCAGGTAGAAAGAATTATTGGACAATGGATAAATGGCGAACAACATGGTTATTGTTTTGGTTTTGAAGGTCCTCCCGGCGTAGGAAAAACCTCATTAGCAAAAAAAGGTTTGGCAAAATGTTTATATGATGAAGCTACAAAAACAAACAGACCATTTGCCTTCATTCCTATTGGAGGCTCTTGCAATGGTAGCACTTTGTCTGGACATAATTATACATATGTAGGTTCAACATGGGGGAGAATTGTAGATATTCTAATGGAAAAAAAATGCATGAATCCCATTATATTTATTGATGAATTAGATAAAGTTAGTAAAAGTGAACATGGTAAAGAAATAATTGGCATATTAACCCATCTTGTAGATTCTACGCAAAATGAATCGTTTCAGGATAAATATTTTAATGGTATTGATTTAGATCTTAGTAAAGCATTGTTTATTTTTTCTTACAATGACGCAAGCGCCATTGACCGCATTTTATTAGATAGAATTCATAGGATTAAATTTGACAATTTATCCATTGAAGAAAAATTAGTTATTTCAAATAAATATTTATTACCTGAAATAAATAAAAATATAGGACTTGAAGATATAATTGTTTTTGATGATGATATTTTAAGATATATTATTGAAACATTTACCAATGAACCGGGTGTAAGAAAATTAAAAGAAATATTGTTTGAAATAATTAGTGAAATTAATTTATCTATTCTTCAAAATGAAGATAAATATAAGGAGCTGCCTATTAAAATAACAAAAGAAGACATTAAACATAACTATTTGAAAGAACGCATTGAAGTAAGACATGCTAAAATACACGATTCTCCGACAGTAGGTGTTATAAGTGGTTTATGGGCAAATTCTTTAGGGGGAGGAGGAGTTATCCCTATTGAAACTACATATTTCCCCGCTCAAAATTTTTTAGATTTTAAACTAACTGGTCTTCAAGGAGATGTTATGAAAGAATCCATGAATGTTGCTAAAACTTTAGCATGGAAACTCACATCTAAAACTAAACAAAAAAAATTTATTAAAAATTCAGCGGAAACAAAAATGCAAGGTATACATATTCATTGTCCAGAAGGCGCTACTCCTAAAGATGGTCCTTCTGCTGGTACAGCTATAACTACGGCTATTTATAGTATTTTTAATAATAAGAAAATCAAGAATACTATTGCGATTACCGGAGAGATTAATTTACAAGGAAAAGTCACCGCCATAGGTGGCTTAAAACTTAAAATTTTAGGAGGAATCAAAGCCGGAGTTAAGGAATTTATTTTTCCAAAAGAAAATGATAACGATTTTAAAAAATTCATGGAAAAACATGGTGAAAAAGATGAGATTAAAAATATTGTGTTCCATCAAGTATCAAATATATCAGAGGTTTTATTATTAGTATTTGTATAAAAAAAATATAGAATTAATATATACATATGGATAAGAAGGGACTGCAAACTACAATTGGTCAGCTAGTAGAAGTCGAAGCCGTTGAAGTCGTCAAACTAGTAGAAGGACATTTAACACAAAAATTGGCAGGTAAATACATGCCGTTAATAATATTATCTTCAGCAATAATATCCTCGTTCTGGAATGCCGACGGCAAGGGGGCCATGTTTGTAATAACGGCCATTATGGTAACTGCTATATTCTCTGGATTTGCATCTAAGGTTTCGAAAAAAAAAAACAAAAATAGAAAAATCCCCCTTTATTGCTCCATGGATATAGGACTCCCATTTTCTAATCTTTGGACTAACGACACACAATCCATTCTCATGGGATACACTATAGGATATATAATGTCCTGCCTTGTTGGTGTTTGGGATGCTGTTGACATTTTTAAAAAAATAACAATAACAATTTTAGTTGTTGCTAGTTCTCTTTTCAACCTATTTGTTCGAGCTAACATAATGGGAATGATGATGAAAAGCGCTAATGGTCCAAATACCAATCATTGTATTAGTTGGAAAAGATGGCTAAGTACATTTATATTGGGTGCAGTTGGAGGCGCGGGTATAATAGTGGTACTCAACGCGTTTATCAAATCATCGATTAAGAAACATATACTTTACAATTTTGGCGCAGGTGACGGAAGGTCAAAGAGTGACAAAACCCCATATTATTATTGCACAGACCAAAATGCTTAATTAAAAAAATTCCAGTTTTTTTTCAACCAATTATTGGTATCATTAATTACTCTTTTCCTGTTTATTTCATTGGAAACATAACCATTCATTAAAAAACCATATCTTGTTTTAAAAACTCTTCTAAAAGAAATAATTATATTACCAAAATTATATTTTTTATATTCTTTGAGGAATTTTGTTTTTTTAGTTGGTTTTCTTAATCTTGTATTAACTTGATTATGAAAAGTAAATAGCATTTCTATCAACTTAATACAAGATGGAACATTCTGTTCATTTACCTTTTTCATAAAATTAATTGCATGAGTTCTACAGAATATACATGGTAACGCAGAACATATATTTTTAATTATATTTAAACATTCATTTTTATTTTTCGAATAAAAATTTTCATTAATTCTATCGGCAAACATATGTAAAAATAACCATGTGGATGGACCCCATTTATTTATACCAGACATATATAATAATAAGATAATAAAGGGTTTTAAAAATATTAACTTAATATGAATGAAAATGCGTTGTTTTATGCAAATCTACTTGAAATGTTGGAAGAAGACGATGACGATTATGAAAGTTGTTGTTTGATTGATGGACAATTATTGGATAAAAATCGTATAGAGCTTAAATGCAAACACAAGTTTAATTATTTAAGTTTGTTAAATGAAATACAAATTCAAAAAAAAAAAAATT